CCACCTGCCTCACTTGCGCGCGCCGACTCCCGGCGACGCGCCTGCGGCAGAACCTGCAGCACTGCGGATGGTGTGAGGCGCGCCGCCCACGCCCCGACCTTCCCGCGGAGATGCGCTGCTGCTGGAAGACGTTGCACCCTCGGGGGCGAGAGTGCATGACCATCAACCGCCCCGGGCGCACCATGTGCTGGAAGCACACCGAGCAGCACCGACTCTTTCTCATCGAGACGGACCACCGGCGCGCAACCACGCTCCTGGTCGTCGGACCCTGGCAGACCGTCATCGAGGAGATCGAGACAAATTTCGTCGCGTGGCCGAATTTCGGAGAGATCAACTCGAACCAGCGGCGAACCTTTGTTCTCCGCCTCGCCACGCAGTTCCGCATCCGGGAACTCTACAACCGAGTTGCGGAGCAGATGGGGCGCCGCGCGCGGATGAACGAGGATGGCAATATCTTCGTGCTTGACTACGGCGACCTGCCGCGCGCGCCGCGCCCTGTTGGTCTGGCGGCATTTGCCATGGACAGGCAGAACGTCCACACGCGCGAGACGAGTGAGACGACCAACAAGGGACTGCGCCTCCTGCTCGCAATTCCCGTCGCGGACCCCGCGAACATCTACACTGTCATCGTCGACACGTTCACGCGCACGTCAATCGCGAACATGAGCAGGGCAGACATGAACGTTCTGCACGACGTTGTCAAGTGGTACGGCACGAGTCTGTGCCACGTGCCCGACGACTTCCTCTACAAGAGGATCTTGGACGCACTGTGGGTGCGCATCCAGGCGTCTGAGCACAAGACCGAGCTCAAGAAGCGCCTCTGGGAGGAGTGGACAGAGTCCGTAGGCATGTGCTGCGACGGACACATCACGCGCCTCGTCAATGTTCTCGTCGGGTTTGACCCGGAATTTCTTCCGCCCGTCTCGGCGGGAGAATTGTTGCAGCAGCGCATGGCCACACTCGCGGGACTCGAGATCGAGACCGAGGAGAAGGTTCTTCGCGCAAATGCAATCTTCGACGAACTTGGCACGCCCGCGGAGGAGCGCACTGCGTGGATCGACGCGTTCTAGAGTGGAGTGTGGAGTGTGGAACGAGGGTACCGAACAAAAAAACTTTTTATATTTCAGTAGAACTGCGGAAACATCGTGCGCAATCCATAGTACACCGCGCCGAACACAACCGCGTGTGTCAACGCCTGGACTACAGTCGACGAACCCGGGGGCAACGACACGAGCACGCCCGGGGACAAGACGAAAAACAAGATCATCGGAACAATGACGTTAAGATCCATTTTATGTTTTCCACATGAAAAAAAGCGTGTGCTTTTTTTTGCGTGCACGGCGCTTTTTTTTACTTTCCGCAGTACGGACACTTCTCATTGTTCTTGACCTTGCGAAGTCCAACCTGCGGAGGAACTTCCCACTCTCGCTCGTTTCCCTTGATGCCGGGTGCGATCTCGACCATCTGCATCACCCACTCGTTTGCGCTCTTCCACACGTGCCACGCTGCACACTTTGTCGCGATCTCCGCATCGCGCGCTGCCTTCTCCGCAGCAACCTTGTCTGCATCTGCCTTCTTGATGACGAGTTGTGCTGCAACCTCCGCGTCTGCGAGCATGTCGAGCTTCCACTGCGGGATCTTGCGTACGGGTGCGAGTGCGGACATTTTATGCCAGATACAGTATATCGATCTTGGACTTACTTTACTTTCTTTGGTGGTCCCAGATTTCGTTTTTAAGGTTCGTCGTGCGTTGAAATAATACAGAAGGACATCTAACCTATCCAATAAATGTCGGTTGTTCCGTCTGCAACTGTCATGGCACAAGTCGCAAAGATTGCAATTGAATCGGATCGTCCGATCTATTTGGACTACTTCAACGATAGTCTTGCCAAGACATGCTGCATTGGCGTCGACGGCGACAAGAAGTGTCTTATCAAGTCGAACACGGAGTACACGTCTACGATTGCGTCCATGATTCGTCTCAAGGAGGAAAAGGTGTTCATTATCACGACGGAGAATTCGATTTATGTCGTTTCGTCGGACATTCCCGTGAAGCGGATTGTAACACCTACAGAAACCGCGCAGTAAGTAAACAATGTCTTTTTTCCCTCCTCATCGGATTCTGTATGAACCCTTGAACGATCGACGAACGGACGAACATTGGAAGCAGATTGTTCGAGAGCATACCCACCACTGCGATTTTGAAAGTGTCGATGCAGCGGACTTGAATTCAGTGGAAGACTTTGGACCGTGGTTGACGACTTGGATGTCGCATACAACGTCAAACATACGAATTCGGATTCGTGTACTCATGATCTGGCATGCCCATTTTTTGAGTCCCGCATGTCAGCAGGTTCTGCGAAGGTCTCTTGAGAGCAGATCCTTCAAGTGCAGGGTTTGGTTTCACATTGAAGAACCTTCTCTCCAGGCAGCAATTGTAAGTCGCTGCATTGTCACTCGATTTGATCCGTACACACATCGTCCGACTGTGCATGGAGTCTTGGATGCGTCACTTTGGAACGATCCGGTTGCATACGAACACCTACTTAAAAGAAACTCGATAAAGAATGAAAATGGATGTGTTCAAGGTGAGAAAACCCCGGGAAACGGGAGTTCCATCCATGGGAACACTTGACTCGGTTCATCAAGAGGTCGTTCGAGGACTTGTTGAATCAAACAGTCAGAGGGAGGAATTAACCAACGAATTGACACGCCTGCGTGCGCAGGTTGAGTCTATTCATGGATCAAATGTGCTTGAAGATATTGTGACATGCTCTGCGCTCGAAAAGCGTATTCATGAAATTGCGGGGGATCTTTCGTATGAGAATCCCCTTACGGATTACTACATCAAGAACATGGACATTTTGACCGAATATTACCAGCGGGGTGGAGAGTCCATGGCACCGCCTCCGAATCCGAAAGAGGCAAATACGTTTCTCAAGTTCTTTCCAACTGCCCCGACCGATGGAGGTGTATCTCGCAAACGGATTTTTGACGAATATGTCGTTCGCATGAAATTGAACGGGACGCCAGAGGCAATGCAGGTCATGACAGAACACTGCAACCAGTGCAATGTTGCGCGGGAAGAAGTGAGTTCGGAGGGTATTCTCGTATGTCCCTCGTGCGGGTCGGAAGAGTATGCCCTCGTGGTCTCTGACTTTCCGTCGTTTCGTGATCCGCCCAAGGAACGGAACAATTATGCATACAAGAAGATCAATCACTTAAACGAGATCCTTAACCAGTTCCAGGCAAAGGAATCGACAATGATTCCGGAGGAGGTCATGAATGAAGTGATTCTCGAAATCCGTAAGCGTCGCATTGGCAATGTTGCCGACATGACGGAAAAGGAGATTCGCGAAATCTTGAAAAAGTTGGGACGGTCCAAGTACTATGAGCACTCTGCGCATATCTTGAGTCGGTTGAACGGAAATCCTCCACCGACCATCACGTCAGAGATTGAAGAAAAGATACGGGCAATGTTCCAGGAGATTCAGTCGCCCTTTTTATTGTACTGCCCCAACGACCGCACAAACTTTCTGTCGTACTCGTACATCTTGTACAAGTTCTTTGAATTGCTTGAACTCGACGAGTACAAGGTGTATTTCCCGTTGCTCAAATCGCGTGACCGATTGATCTCGCACGATGCAATCTGGGCAAAGATTTGCCAGTACTTGCAGTGGGAGTTTATTCGGAGCGTTTAATAATGGCGGCACCTGCGCCGGATGAGCGGTACGAACTAAAGGTTGGCGATGCCTGGTATCCGGGTGAACTTTTGGTGCCTCTAGGAAAATCATACGGTCTATTTACGGCAGATGCGCCCATTCCCGGTAATTTAGGCCGCACTACTAAGATACTAGAGGATGTATCCGACAAGATAAAAAAGGGCATTTTGAGGAAACAGAGACTTTCATCCAAGGACATAACCATGGGGGAACTGACAGCGATGCCAGGAGCAGTTGACTATCTTGACGCCAAGGAAAGGTTCGGCAAAGGTCGTCGCACACGCCGGTCCTCAAGGACCCGCCGGGTCCGTAAAACTCGTCGTCGTCATAGATAATGCCCCCTCTTGAAGTTGGAAAGAAGTACCTTGTTGAACCGAAGAGACAATACACTCACATGATCTTCAATCCTGGTCGAATCATGAACAATGCAGACATTAAAAAACCGCCAGTTGCAAAGTACCTTGGCGGAAAAACGTTCCTCTTCGATTCAGATACTGTTGGACTTGGAGTACAAACAGAGATACCCAATAAGGTCTACTGGAAATTTACCCCTGTTGACGGGGGAGACCCAGTCGAGGTCGATGATAAAGATGACCCCCATGGCGTCGAGGAGGGCGGACGTCGCAGCAAGAAGTCTAAGCGTCGTGCTCGTAAAACCCGTCGCCGTCGTCACGCACGCACGAAGCGCTTCATTGTCTGACAAACTTCAGTGGTCCACGCAAAGGCAGCACCCTCGAGCAACCATCCACTATTCAGCATCTTGGTGACAGTGTCTGAAACATGTGCAGGGGTTCCGCAGACAATTGTATAGGTCCACATTTCTTCGTTGGAGTGTAGAGTGTTTAAACTGGACACTACATAAATGTGGACCTGGGTGCTGCTGCTCTCCGTAATTGTCCTGATTTTAGTCGCCTATTCTGCGATGCGAGTTCCATCTCCGTCTGGAGGGTGCAACTCGTGTGCAAAAAAACAGGGTGAAGTACAATGAAGACGATCCGCATGTCAAAAAAGGAGTACCTGCGCGAGCACCATCATCTGTTTAAGGTCTTATCGCATCCTACCCGCAAAGCACTGCGCAAAGAACTCGCGGCACAACGCAAAGAGTTGCGTGAACGTGGATTACGTGGCGGAAAGACACGGCGTCGTCACTGAAGACGCTCCTGCGGTGTCTGACGCGTCACAAACATCTGCTTCATTGCACCCGGACGGAACGACTCCTCCACAACCATGCGCACTACATCTGGATTGAACTCCTTGCACGAAAAGACATCGAGATACATGTCATTTGTCTCCTCACAAAAGTGGGCGCAAATGTTAGAGGTCTCGATCAACTGCACAAGTGTATACCCCTTCTTGTTTCCCGTTCCAAACATGACAATCTGCGGTTTCCCGTATGCAACCATGTCGATTTCCTTGACAAGACGATGGGTAAAGGTCTCAATTGTCTGACGGCACCGGATCGTATGCGGCGTGCACCGAGCAACATCCAGCATGAGATGATGACCCCAGCTCATGTATGCCTATAGTATAAGATAATGTATTGTCTGAAAATGTAATGAAGGCAACTGCAATTCTCCGGGAGAATATCCTGAACGTCATTGGGAATATCATCTTCATTTCACTCATCTATCTTGTGCTTGGAACGATCGTGTCGTAC